CAGAGGAAGATATTCTCATTGAAGAGGAAGTTATTGAGCTCACGGAAGAAGAAATAGCTGCTATTGAAGCAGAGATTGCAGCTGAAGAAGAGCGTTTAATTCAGGAACAGATAGATGCTGAAGAAGAATTACTTATATTAGAAGAACTTGAGGATAGCACTATTGACCTTGAAAATTTATCTGAAGAGGAACTAGAAGAATTTGTAGATATTATACAAGAACTTGAAGATACTATTGAAATTATAGAAATAGAAGAAGAAGTTATAGAGTTAGATATACCTGAAGAAGTTATAATTATTATTGAGGAAGAGGTTTTAGAAGATGATGTTGTTATTGTGGTGGAAGATGAAGAAGTTATCGAGGAAGTTTTGGATGAGTCAATACAGGAAGATGCTGAGGAGGAACCTGCAGAAGAACTTTCTGAGGAAGAAGTCATTGTCGAGGTATCTGAAGTTGAAGAAATCGTTGAGGATATTGTCGTTGAAGAAGCTACCACCGAAGAAGTTGTAGAAGTTCTTGAAGAAGTTAATGATGTTGGCGTACAAAATTTAGATAAAGCTACTGAAGAGGTACAAGAAATAGTACAAGCTGTTGTCGAGGAGGCAATTGAAAATGTTGAAGAACTTACAGAAGAACAAGTTGAGGTTGTTGCTGAGGTATTATCAGTTGAAACTGAAGATGTTGAAATTATTGCAGAGGCTGTTAAATCAGATACTGTAGTAGCAGAAGCTGTAGAAGAATACGTGGAAAGAGCTGTAGAAAATGCAGACGTAGAAGATTATACCTTAGCTGATGTTGTTACAGAAATACAATACGAAGCATTTATAGAAAATCCTATAGAAGTTTTTGTAGATATTAATGTAGAAGAAATAAACCTTACAACTATTGGTGATGATATGACTACAGACCAGAAGGAAAAAGCTCAAGAAGTTGTAGTCCCAGTTATTTTGACTAGAATAGCTACTATGGCGGCTTTTGTATTTAGGAAAACACTATGATTAAAAGAGTAATTAAAAAAGTATGGAATTGGTTAATAGAAATAATTAAAGAAACACTTAATCTTAGCTGGACTTTAGTTGGTTTAGTTATAGCTACCCTTACGTTAACAGGAAGTGCTCAACAAATTACTGGATTAGCTACTATAATTACATTAGTCATATGGTTACTAACTATAGGATTTAGAAAAGACAAACCACAAGGTGGTGCAAAGAAAGTCAGTAGGTAATGTGTACAGTTACAACTAAACCAGATGGTTCATTTGTACAAGTATGCAATTGCAAACATGGCAATTCTTTTTGTGAGGAGGAATAATGGCAGTGCCAGAACGTGTTAAAACACAAATGAAAAAACATGGACTAAAAGGTGTTAACAAACCAAAACGTACACCTGGTCATAAAACAAAATCGCATGTTGTTATGGCTAAACAAGGTGATACATATAAATTAATTAGATTTGGTCAGCAAGGAGTTAAAGGTGCTGGTAAAAATCCTAAATCTAAAAAAGATAAAGCTCGTAAAAAATCATATTATGCTAGACATAATGCACAAGATAGTAAACCTAGCAAATTATCAGCTAGATATTGGTCACATAAGGTAAAGTGGTAATATGGCACCTAAGAAAAAACCAGCAAGAAAACCTATTAATGCAAAAACTAAAGCTACTTTACAAAAAAAAGCTGCTAATTCTAAATATACTTATGGACAATTGGCACAAGTGTACCGTAGAGGTCAAGGTGCTTATTTATCTTCTGGCTCTAAATCCTCTAGCATGGCTGCTTGGGCTATGGGTAGAGTAAATAGTTTTATAAAAGGTGGACATTCTCAAGATAATGATATTAAAAAAGGTAAAAAATCTAGTGCAAAAAAGAAAAAAAAGTAAACGTAAGGTTCCTTATGAAAAAGGTGTCCCATCTAAATACCTTAAGAATAAAAAAAATTCAAAGGCTTCTGTTGCTCGTGAAATTAAGGCGACTGCAAAAGCTTATAAAGAAGGACGTTATATAGATTTGAAAGCTGTACAAAAAAGTCGTGCAACGAGGAAGAAATAATGGCACAAGTTAGTTGGATGTGGGGTGGCAAAAAACATTATGGTACTCTTATTAGAGAAACTAAAACACATAAGTTTGCTAGAACTAAAAATGGTAAGATAAAGAAAATTAAGAAATAATGCACAATCTACCTGGAGCATACGTTGTCAATAGTCCTAAACCTGGACAGTACTGCAGTAATTGTATGCACTACGTTAATAATTATTGTACTAAGTTTATTGAAGAAGTAGCAGCCTATGGTTGGTGTAAAGTATGGCAAGGAGTACAACTTGAAGTATGAAGTATTAAGAATTAGTAGTGGTAAAGATTCTACATCTGGTTTGTTATTTGAAATTAATAATGGTAAACGTACGTTTCTTGCGTACACATTAGAAGATGAACAACGTGACGTAAAAGTCTGGGGTGAAACAAGGATTCCTGCAGGTACATACAAGTTAAAACTACGTACTGAAGGTGGCTTTCATACTAGATATAGTGGTAAATACGGTGTTATGCACAAGGGTATGATACATGTGCAAAATGTACCAGGTTTTGAATACATATTATGGCATACAGGTAATACTGATGAGCATACAGCAGGTTGTTTAATACTGGGTAACACACAAACTAATAATCGTATAGCTAAAGATGGGTTTATTGGTAGCAGTGTTGATGCATACAAGTTCGTGTATCCACGTGTTGCAGCAGCTATTGAATCTGGACAAGATGTAGAAGTTACTTACATAGATTATGATGGTGATGCAACTAATACACCAGAAAATACATCTGATGTAATGGAAAAATTACAAGAGATAAGTGGTGAAGTACAAACTTTGTCTGCTAAACTAGACGGCAGGAGAATAACATAATGGTTAAAATACCTAAAAGTAAAAAATTATATAGTGATGAAGGTGGTTTTGATTATTTAGAATCTGACCCTGAATATGACCCATCTGGTAAGGACCCTTTAAGAAAACAAAGAAAAATGGATTTTATTGGTGGAGAAATGGACGAGCTTGCTAGCACAGGTTACCGTGGTGGCTCTACTGCAGGTGGTCCTTTATCAGACCCTACACAATATGGACCTGTAGGTAATAAACAATCTGTACCTTTTGAAGGACAACAACGTCAAATGTTAGCACCACAACGTGGTGTAGAAGAAGCTATTGAATCTGCAATAGACCAGGAAATATCTAATTTAGAATCAGCAATTAAATCTGGTGATAGTGTTGGAGAAATGAAAGCTACTGGTGAAATAGGTAGATTACAAGGTGAACTTAAAAAAGAATTAAAAGTATCTAAAGCTGCACAAGAAACTATGGGAGAAACATATGAAACTGCAGCATTACGTAAAAGAGTTACATCAGCTTATGGTGGTAGAGTAGACCCAGGTAATGTAGAGTATATGATTGAAGATGCTAAACCACTACCTACTACTTCTAAAGGTAAAGGTAAAGGTATTAAATCAGCAGAAGCAATTATTCAAACAGGTTTAGAAGCTAGACAAATACCTACAGATAAATTAGCACCAGCAAAATTTACAGAAGAAAAAGTTATTAAAGATGGTAAATTAGTTGATGTTATAAAAAAACCTTTACCTAAAGGTGAAGATGTAGGTTACAGTGAATACTCACAATCTAGAAGTTCTAAATCACAAGCATCAGTAGAAAAAGCATTACGTGAAGGTGCACAACCAGGTGCTCCTAAACCAAGATTCTATGTAGGTGGTTACGATACTAGAAAAGTACCTTATGATTATCGTGAGCCAGGTTTTGGAGAAACAGGTGGTATATTAGGCAAAGCTAGTAAAGACCCAGGAGGTCCTACGTTTACAGGTTTAGATAAACAAGGTAACCCATTATTACCTAGACCAGCTGTAGATTTTGGAGATTCATCTTCAGTAGAAGTAGGTAAAGGTGATACTTATTTTAGAGAATTAGGTCCTGCTAATCCTGAATCTCAAATTGCTAGACAAGATACACCTGATGCTGGAAAAGGACCTACTACACCAGGTGGTAGAAAAATTAAAAACTTTAGTGCTGGTAGTAAAGTATCAGGTAATAAAGTAGGTTCTGTTACACCTGATGCACCTAAAGCTGTTGTATCTAATGAACCATTTGATATGAAAAAAGCATATTCTGATGGTATTGCACAAGGTATGACACCTAGGCAAGCACAAAAAGATGCAGAACGCAGATTAAGATTATCTAAAATAAAAGGCAAAGGTAAGGGTAAAGGTAAATTATTTACTACTCTTGGTGCCGTAGGTATAGGTGCTATACTTAACAAGGATAGATAATGTTTGAGCGATTCAAACGTAAAAGAAATTCTGATGGGACGTTTAAGAAAGACGTAGCGTGGACTCCTTGGAATGAAGCATGGAGTTATAAAATGAGTGAAGAATTAAAAGACATGGTAGAAAGAGCCGTGTGGACTTTTATTGAAGCCTTTATAGGTGCGTTAACAGTTGCACCATTAGTCGGTGTAGAAGCAGAAACATTACAATTAGCAGCATTAGCTGGTGGTGGAGCTGCGTTAGCAGTTGTTAAAACATACGCTAAGAAACAGATTTCAAAATAATGCCTGGGTTTAAAAACGTTGGAGGTCCTAGGTTTATAGGTGCTGGTATGGGTGGATACCGTGGTGATGTTTTAGGTGGCATGTCAGAACGTATTACCAGAGCAATGACTAAAGGTATGGTTGGTGAAAATGCAGTTAATTATTATGCAGGTGCAATGGACCATGTTAAGCGAAATATAGACGTTGGCGTACAAGGTAAAGGTAAACCAAAAAATCAAAAAAAACCAAAACCAAACATTCAATCATGGCAAGATAGAAATTTTAAAAATCGTAAAACAAAGTTGAATCCCTAATGCCTGGTCATTACGATGGAGGAGTAGGTGCTGGCTATTCAGGTCTTGGTAAACAAGAACTAAATAGACGCATGAAGCAGCACAAAGCATTGCGTGATAAAGCTTTACGTAAAGGTGACCGTGCTGATGATATGTATGTAGAGATGGGTAAATTAATAGGTACACATGGACATGGTAAGACTGAAGGATTTCCTACTGACAGAGCATATAAAACTTTAGACAAAGCATTTGTTACTAGACGTTCAGCATATAAACAAGCAGTAGCTTTTAATAAAGGACTTAAAAAATTAGGATTAGGTAAATAATACTAACGTCCAAAGTTTAGATAGTCTGTTCTTTTTTTAAAAATCTTTACGATATGTTACGTTATTTTTAATTTTCTGTTCATTAATCTATCACAAAGTAACTACCCTTAGGTAAGTTCCATGTTTTCATAACATCTTGTGCTCTAAATTTACCTTTATCAGGACTGCCGTTGTATATACAATGTGCAGCTTTTAAGAACATTAAGCTGTTACATTGACCTTTAGTGTAATGTATTTTACTTTCATTAAAACTAATTAGTTGTTCTATATAATCTAATGTACGTTGTGTTACTTCACCATGGTCTATTTTGGTAGCAGGACGCATAGCATGGTCTAATCTAGGCATTGTTTCATTATTACCTACAGTTACTTTTCTAGGACATAAATTAGATTTACGTATTGTTTTCATATCATGTGACAATTCTATTTTCATATCTAATGTGTCACGTTTAATAGTCATAGTTACCCACATTGGATTACCTTTATCTGTTACTCCTAGTAAACGCTTACCTCCAAATGTGCTTGCTTTATCTGCCTCTGTTGCCTTTTCGTTTAACCATTCGTACCATTTTATTCTGGTTGCGTCTGGCGTTATATGATATAACTCTGTTGCACTAGCAAACCTAGTGCTTGATGTGTTATATACCATTATTCTTCTTCTCCTTCTAGTTGTTCTAAGTGATAGTTATAATCTGTTACAAATTTATCCATTAAGAACCTAAGCTTTTCCATGTCAGGTTGTACCTTAAATGTATCACTACCACATGCTTTATTAAACTGCTGTGCCCATACTTTCATATACTTAGGGTGTGTAA